TCCAACAGTCAAGTTGGAGCCAGATAATACTTGTTCAAATGAAGTTGCAGTCGCACAAATTTGAACACCAATTGAGTTGCCCCAAGTACCAGCAGTACGAGCAGCCCACTCACCGTGAGAGCCTTGTCCTGTACTGAAAGACGCTTCATAATGATCTTCATCACGAATGAGAATACCGCTGTCTGCACCAGCATTAAGTGTGCCGGATTCGCAACGAACTACTTTAAGATGGTCTGAATACTGCAAGAAATTTGCAGCAGCAAACCAATTTTCAAACTGATTACTAGTTGTCTTGGGTTTACCAAAAATAGCAATCAATTCTTCTTCTGAGCTGACTGATGTTACAGAGGATATTGGACCCTTTTCAAATGCACTTGCAATCGCACCAATAGTGGTTTGAACTGAAGGAATTACATTTGTAAGGTCAATTTCTCTGACATGTACGCCAGGTGAAACTAAAAAGCTCATGTTCTTACTCCTTAATTTAAGAGTGTTTTTTTGTTATTGCAATAATATTTATAAAAAACTAATCTTTAAAAACTGTTTTTATAAGTGTTATAACATATAAATAATTTCATGACAAATGCACATTATGAAAAATATAAAGACACAATCAAAAAGGTAGCTCGTAGAAATTATCGAAAAAGAATCATTCTACTTAACGAATTCTTATCAGATAAGTCATGTAACCATTGTGGAGAGAGTGAAACTATATGTCTCAAATTCTATCCTCACGATTCAGAAGTACGAAAATTAACAAAGAGAGTTGGCACTAATGATAAAAGTCGTAAAGAAATATTTTATTTAGTAGACAACTCAACAATATTGTGCTCAAATTGTTGGATCAAGGCAGATAATGATTTAATTGAATTTATTTAGTTTTTTACCAGTTTGAACCGTAGTCTCGTATCACTGGATTCCATCTTGTACCATATTCATCTATAACTTCTCCAATATTTTCATCTTCTAACCCAGTAACAACAAATCCAAATGGCGCCATATCCTGTTCTAGAGCGTCTTGTTGTTCTCTCATCATGGTTTGTCGTACATCCATATCAGTTAATTCTTTAAAATATGTCTGATCAGAAGTCCATGCAAATAAGAATAAACATGCAACTAAATCATCAGTACAACCCTCATCAGCTTCAAAAGAGTGGCCCTTCACAATATATGTGGATAATTCACTAATAATATCTAAATCTTCTATTATTAACTTGTTATCTTCTATTAATTGTTTAAGATTAGAACAACCAATTTTTTTTACTGCTTTGGTAGTTCTTACTCCTAATTGCGCTCGGCCACCTGAGAACCCCCCTCCAAGGACTTGTCCCGCCCGTCCACGCATAGAAGCCATAATAAGGTTGTCATACTCCAAGTCAAACTGCATAGTAGTTGCAACCTGTTCACCAATGTCATTTATTTCTATAAGTACAAATGCTTGATTGTATGCTCGTGCAATATCATATATTTTAGAAGGAAACAATAGTGGTTTTATCTCATTGTCTCTATATTTTGCAACAATTCTATAAGGCATTTCCGATACATCAAATACAACAAATGCAGAATAATCATTTGATGTTCCACGGGAAACATCGGCTGTCAATAGATAAGTATGTCCTTCCTGTGGTTTTACATACAAATCTAAACCAGCATTAGATTGCCTGGGATTTATATATGTCATTGTTCTTAACTTTTGTGGTGTAATTAATGTATCAATAGACCCAAGAAACTCACACTCAAACTCTGTATTGAACTGTGATACTGAAGTATTTTTAATTGTTTCTTCTTTCCATGCTTCATCCCGGCCTGGAATTTCACTCCAATGCACCTCAATAGGAATATATGAGTTTCTTTCATTCTCTGCATCAGTCCACAACTTATAGAACATATTCATACCGTGTGGTGTAGAAACAATCATCACTTTAGTTGTCGTACCAGAACTTATTGTAGGATAAACTGAACTAAAAAACTGTTCGGCAACATTTGCTGGGACGTAGGCAAATTCATCCAAAAAGATAATGTTGTAAGACCCACCACGAACAGCGCTTGCAGAAGTAGAAGATGCCAATATTTTACTGCCATTTTCTAACTCCAAACTTCCTTTGTTCCATGTCATTACTCCCTGCTGTAACCACTTGGGTAAATTCTCATATGCAAGTTGCAACCGACCAAGCAAATCTCTTGCAGTTGCAGCCTTGTTTGCAAGAATTGCTACGTTCACTGATGGATTGAATAAAACATAATGCAACAAATACGCTATGATAGTAGTGGATTTTCCAGATTGTCTAGGAAGTTTACAGATAGTAAACCGATTATTATGAAATGTCCCTATCATTTCCTTCTGAAAATCGTAAAGCTTAAATGGAATAAGGCCTAGGTCTAAAGAAATAATTTTAATATATTCCTGTATGAAATGCAGGGGATCATTCATACACTTAGTATATTCCTTGACCTCTTCCTGAGTCCACTCTTGAGCAACATTGGCTTTCTTTAGATTAGGATTTCCTAAGTATGTTTCCATTCTCAGCCACTTTCATCCTTTAATTTATCCTTTAACATAGTTTGAAGTTCTTTAGTAGAGCCAACGAACAATGCGTTTGTTACGCTCTTCGGTGCATTACTTGGCACCTCTTTTAACCTACGCATTTTCTCTTGCAAATCACCTAATTTTTCAGTTACCTCTGCTACCTGTTTGATAAGATTTCCAGCCACCTCATACGTTCTGGGATGCTCACTTTCTTTTGCAAGCTCAAGTATTCCATCTATTGCAGCTGAACCTTTTTCAACCAAATTGTAAAAGTTTTCCCTTTGGTATTCATAGTCTTTTTCTATATCATCCCCACCCTCAATCTTATAGGGTACAACCTCAGAATTATCAGGTATAATCTTAGGAACAATTTTATCTATAACACCAAGCTCTTTGTCAATTCTTAATCTAGAATCTTTCGTCATCATGATTTATTATCATCTTCACCTGTCTCTGGATTATAACCCTGAGCATCTTGATAGAACGATGTAGTTTCACTAAATCCAAAATCATCATCAGCATCAGCAGTTGAAGGTTTCGGAGTAACTTTATATCTTTGCTCACGTTTTGGTGATTTATCTGGCAAGTCTGTATACTGATCAACTTGCACAGTTTTAATAACTTTAGCAGAAGTTACTGGTCCGTATAGATAAAATTTAGTAGTAAATGATAACGTATATATTAATGCTCTACGAGTAGTAAAATCACCGTCATAGCTATCTTCATATCCAATACCGCCCAAAACAATAGGAATATCTCTAGTGATACCCATATCAGCCATATCATTAATAGTTAATGCATAATCTGGTTGAAAGTAAGGAAGTATTTGCTCTACAATTTGCAGAGCATCATCAGATTGTTTTGCCATAACATATAATTCAAATTCAAGATTATATGGAACAGGCATATACTGTGTGTCTAATTGTTTTGTATTTGCTCCCTTTACTTTCTTAAATCGTTGAACTCTACTCATTTTTCGAGCAGAATCATATGAAAGATTTTTAATTTCAAAACCAATTCTAGGAAGAGTAATTGCAACCTGTTTTGTCAAATCTGCATCTTCACGCAACCGCACAAGAAACTTCTCTCTTGGTCCATACGCAAGAGGAACCTTCATGGTTTGTGTTATTGTTCCAGAATTGTCTTTACGAACAAGCTGAATATCATTAAACATCGTACCGAAAGCAACAACAATGTTTCGTATTGTTTCGTGATAAAATTGTTGTCCTAACATTATGAACTACTCCCTACATCGCCAAATGGATTTGATTCACTGAAGTCCAAAACTGTTCTACTCTTAATTTCAAACATTTCATTTTGAGCTGTCTTGTCTTGATCAAAGTCTCCTACTATATAGTCCTCCTGTATCAGATATGCATCATCACCCGTGTCAGCAGGCCTTTCCAGAAGTATACTCTCACCAACAGAAGTGCTATCACTTTCACCAACTATATTATCACCATCTGTTTCTTCAAGTAACAATCCAGAAGCAACATCGTCATCAGTACCATATTCCAATTGAATATCTTCATTGACAGCAGAAGATTGTTCCAGAGTAAACTGGTAGATAAGTGCGCTTTGTGTTTGTTCACTTTCAATCGCATCAATATCTGAAATACCAGTATCAATAATTTCAGAACTGTAATCGTACAAACGGCATCTCATCTTATAGACAGGATTATTATCTAACTGATAAAATGGCTCATCGTGATCCACAAAATTTATTTGGAACATCTTATCCAAAACTGGATGATAAATTACATCACCCTCTTGTGGTCGATCAGAGTCCGTTGCAGCTGTATCTAAAACAATATAAAACTCATTACCACTTTCTTCAGATAATATTCTTCCTTCATTATCGTTTTCTAAAACTACCTTCTCACCACTTTCATCAAAGATAAAACTTTTTGTAACTGTACTTAATGTTGATGATAATGATGATTGATCTATGGTTCCAGCTTCTAATTGTATTGAACCACCAGAACTAGTATCTGTTCCATCTTGAATTTGTATCTGTCTATCTAATTCTTGAAAACGAGACTTATTTACAACAAAGGTTGCTTCACTTAAATTCTGCAAACCAAACTGATTCATTAATTCTTTTTCACCAGCAAATCCACCATCAGCATCTTCCATATACATTTCTATGGGATGTTGTGTTCTAAATTTAGAAAGAGAATCTTCTCCCCATACTGTATCTTCTGCCACAAGATCACGATCCATATAGTAAACGTCATGGCCATAAATCTGTATAGCCTCTTTTATTAGGTCACTATATAAATTTCTTTCTGTTGCAATGGAATGAAGATTGCTTGTATGAAATGCTGTATTAACTGCCATGAGTTATCCTATCATATAATTTATTGGCAGTTCAAATGCAAGTTGAATTAGTTCCTCAAGTTTGTTTTGTTCTTCTAATGCTTGAGTATAAAGCTGTTCACCATTCATGGTAACTCCACCAAGCATAGTTACACCATTAAACTTACTGAGATTTGCTCCCCATTGTTTTTTGAGAAGAGCAGTTGTGTATCGTTTTAAATAAATGTCATCGTAAATATCTGTGTATGAAGTGGGGTCAAGTTTACGATAACATTCAATAATAATATAGTCAACATCAGCTGTCACATCATTTTCCCAATCCATGTCAACATAAAGACGATTCTGGTGTTGATTAAAACGAATAGGAGTTTCACCGATAAGAATATGTTCTAGAAAATCAAGATTTTGCATAGTCATTTCGTATTGAATGACGGATGTTGAAGAGAAATCAAATAAATCATTCAATCGCAATTGATAACGAATATCGAACATATTACCACCACCACCTGTATCAGTAAATGGAAATACTTGCACTACAGACACAACAGAACTTGGAATTGGAATAAAGTTCTTTCCTTCTTTCCAAGTTGCGGTGATTGAACTATCAGCAGTATCAGTTGCAGTAGTCGAGGCGTCAGAACGAGCTCTAGTTACTTCATCAGAAGTAATTAGATGTTTCAGATACATTTTCTCAATACCATCGTAATGATATTGAGCAAAATATTGAAGTGCTTCATCTAGACGATCATCAGCTTGATCATCGGATACGTTAATATCAATAACTCCAAACCCTAGAGCTCTGAGACAGTAACTTTTTAATGTAGCTTTTGTTGAAGGCGTTGCCATACTATCTTCCTTTTCTACATATTTATATGTAAACTAACCTCAGTAATTGCCCCCCAAGTTAAGAATGACTAATCAATAGTTCTTTTAGAAGGTGTTTAATCTCATGCATTTCTGATTTGAGATGATTTATTTCTCTAGTTGTATCTCGTATTTCATCTCTTTGTCTTTGTGCAGATGCAGCACGTTTTTTTGCCTGTTCATATGCATCTACGTTACGATTAATAATAGCATGAGATTTAGTATCTCTTACTAAATCAGAATGGCCCTCGACCTTCTTGTATACTCTCTCCATTCTATGTTCCTAATGCTATAGCCCTCAATGCTCTAATTCTAGGTGGTTCTGCACAGTTAGTTCCCTGCATAATAATTTTAATCTGAAAAGATATGTACTCTTGCAAAGCATTACCAACACCTTCATCAGTTACACCAGCGGTATACTCGTATTCATGAAAATCATTAATAGAAGCAGATGCTGTTATAGGCGCATCAGGAGAACCATCATCATTAAAATAAGTATAACCCAAATTATCAAAATCTTCAGATTCATCAATCGGCAAAATTTTATACATCACTTTAATGTCATTTGTAGATGGACGGTGAGCAGCAAATAAAAGTTTTATTCCTGATGCTAAATTATCCAATGTGACTTGTTTTGTGATATAAATTGCAGCATTTTCATCACCCTCTGCAGCAAGAGAACCAACATGACCAGAGGTGGGATACACATCAGATGACGAATCTATATTATTAATTCTATTTGCAACTGCAATCATAGATGTTCTACCAAGATCAATAATAGGAGAAATTCTTGGTGTATCTGTTTTCATTGTAATTTGAGTTTCAAATGACCTTAGTGAAGATAATTCATTTGTCTCATTAATCGCTGAACATACCATATAAGGAACTTCAAACTTATAATTATCATTTAATGGAAATTTAATTGTCGGAACAAGTTCATCATCACGGGTATTTTCAAACGAGGTTTGACTACCTGATGGACTTGTCGCTCTAACCACCAAAGCTTCAGCGGCAAGAGAAGTGCCGGGCATTTCCAATATACCAATAAGTGTTGAAAACACATCCATTATTGCATTTTCTGTTGCAACTACAACTGTACCACCAATTGAAGATAAACTACCTGCTCCATCTACAACAGCTGTTGTAGATAAACTCAAAGTATAACTATCAATTTCTAGATTTGCAATTGAAGTATGAGTCTTATTAATTTCTGTAAACGGTACTTTATGTGCCTGATAAAGTTCTACTGTCGCACCAGAAGCATGTTCTGCAGCAGTTGTACCATCCACTGCCCTAGAAAGACCTGATACAGCATTAGTACTAATGGTGGTATATGTTAAAATCTCATCATCAATTTTAATATACCACAGATTATTGGCTAGTTTTGAATATATTCCAGAAGTATCATCAAAATTAGTTCCACTGGTTAATGTCAAAGTAGTTGTTGTGGAATTAATTGTACCATTCAAAGTTGTTGTCGCTGGTGACTTGAGTCCAGAAATTGTCACATTATTACTTGTAGCATACATATGATGGTTGGGATGATTAACTTTTATCGTAGTACTAGCATCGGTAATGATAAGTGGGTCTGTACCTAAAGTTTGTGTTGGAACATCATCATTCGTTAGTGCTAAAACACCAGCAGTGGTAGAAAATTCAGCAGCTTTCACAGTGAACTTTGCATCTTCCATTGGACTCATTGACCATCCACGATTATTACCAGACTTAAATAGAAGACCAACATGAGGTTGTTCAGATATAGTTCGTTCACTACCAACATCAGTTTCACCCATTCGGGAAATCCAAATCTTATGACTATCTGAATTTGTCATTACAACAATACAGTATTCAGTTTCAGCTTCTACATAAACTGGTGAAGGAAATGTATATGTTGTTGCTGTAGCAGCAGTATCAGAAATGTTAATATCTGCTGGATTTTTTACTACTCGACCAAAGGGTAAAACCTTAGGGCCGGGAAATCCATTTACAACATTTCTTATCTCCACAGTTACAGGGAGAACATCATCCTTTGCTTGGTGATAAAAATCAACTGAAGTGATAAATCTTCCACTACCTGAAGCGTCACCTTCCATCATAAATGTTTGAGCTAACGGATCGTCGCCGCCGCTGGGTCCGCCAAAACCGCGGCCGCCGCCAGGCGCCCAGCCGCCAGTGAAGACAGCTGCGATTTGACGAGCTCGCGTTGCCGCAGCGGCGGCGGCGGCCGCTGCTTGGGCGGCCGCAATTGCTGCTTGTTCATCATTCCAATTACCTGTTGCTCGCCGAACATCATTTGCTGTAACAGTATTAAAAGAAGTTTCTTGTGATACATCAATTCTCGTAACAGTAGCATTTCTTGTTGCAATAATCGTTTCTTGCTCTGTTTCCAACATTCCAATTGCAGAATATATTGCAGTTCCAGCTGTGCCCGGGCGCTGTTCTGTATTAACTACGCCATTATAGTCACTTGAAGTAAGTCTAAACTCAATATCTCCCGTAGTAAATCGAGGATTACCATCAACATTTGGATCAGGTATTAGAAATGTTCCTTCTACTTTACCTGTCGCAGTTGTAACCAAAGGACTCTCAGCTATTGGTGTCGCATCAGTAGTATAATCTGTACTTGCAGGCGTAACATGAGAAATAACATCAGTTTTATTAAAGAACGAATATAATCTAGTGTTAGGTTTAAAATTTTCACCCGTGAAAGCTATACTTCTTGAACGAACAATTGGAATAGCTGTTGTTGAAACAACTCTGAACCCTTGTGATTCTCTGTCAACCCTAAGTGCAACTTGAGTATTAACACCAGTTCTCGTTTGATCTGTTCTCACCGTTTCCGTAGTTCTTGTTACGTCAAATCTATCGGGCGAAAATTGTATTCCACCTTCTGTCCAATTATCAGTTCGTGTTTCAACAACACCAGACCATTGAGTTTGCCAAGAATTCCAAATAGAACCAAGATTGTTTGCTTCTTGAGCTAAAACTGAGTCATAATCACCTTCTTCATTAATTACTAGTTCTGGTATAATTTCAGTTTCAAACCATGTATCAGATTCTGGCGATAATATTATAGTTCCCATCCATTGAGATGTTATAATTGGCCTAATCTTTTCTGTTCTCGTAGCATAAGGTTGTTCTGTTAATGTTACTTCTGTGTATGGCAGAGTAATTAGATCACCAGTTTTCTGATAGCCAGCTGCAGTTCTTGCCGCATCAGTTGAAACTGATTCTATTAAATCAATAGCTTTTGCTTTATGTTTTGGACGCAATTGACCAAGTTCAAAATCCATAGAATTTTTATAATCTCTATGTACAGTATCACCAATACGATGTCCTTTAAAATTATCAACAACAAAACCAGATTTAAATCGGTTCAATCCGTTAGCATCAGTGACTTCAAAACTTTCAGCATCTCTTTCCAGTAAACTTAACGCTGTATAATACTCAACATGATCTAATCTTTTAGCAAGTTTGCCAATGTCCTTCATAGTATATCTTTGATGCTTTACTTTTCTTATCGACGCATTTCTTGGTAGGAAAGTATATGCCGGAATAAACATAGTAGCCATTAACATACAATTGTCTGGAACTTTCGGCAATAGTGGATTTTCAGCACTTCGACCTTCAATTATATTAAAATCTCCCTTGTTATTTAAAATCAAAGATGCAAATTTAGGAAGATAATATTCAAAATCTGCTTGAATGAAAGAGCCTGGTTTTGGAGTATCTACAGTCGTACCGCCGGTTCCTCCAAATGTCCTACTATAAAAATTAAAGGATTGTCCTGTTATTTCATCAACCGTTGACAGCGTTGCAGATGCGCCTGTAACATCATCCACTCTTGGACGAAAATCATAACAATCATATAACGGAAAATTACCTGATGGTTCTGCTTCATCTACATCAATCTTTGAAGCAGTATATATTGGAATATCATCATATTCCATTTGTTTTGCAATATCACTATAAGAGTCAACCGTAAACATATCTCCAGCACCATGCTCAAGATAATCATAAACCACAAGAAGTCTTCCTATAGGTGCTGCTTGATTCCTCTTTCTTACAATTCTTGCAATATCGTAATAGTTATCACGCTGACCTGTATCAAGTAAATATTTTGAGGTAATTGTAATATCACCATCAGTTGTTGCTGTAACTGTCGCTGTTGCTTCAGAACTTGTCCCTGTAATTGTCTCAGTAGTAAAAGAAAAACTATTTGTTGAAACAAAACTCATAGGACTAGATGTGCTAATAATTCTACCAGTAGCACCACTTGTACCGCCTGTAATCTTTTCGCCTCTAGTAAATGTCCCTGTTATTGTAGTCAAAGTCAAAGTAGGTGCAACCGCATCGGTAGAAGTATCTTGTGAATCAAAAACACCAACTAACTTAAATGCATCAGCCCGACCTAAAGAAATGTCTCTATCCATTGGTCGAGTACCATATGCATCAGTTGTGCCGATAGTGACCTTCATCTGTTTCATAAGTTTAGTTGTTTTATTTTTCTGTGTTACACTTGTTTTGAGAATAGTTGCAGTAAGTTTAACTTTTGCAGCACTACCTAAAACAGTTGAATCAGTAATCGTAAGAGAGGCTGTTCCTGTCCCACTTTCTGTATCAGCAATACTAACAAGTTGGCCAGCGACTCCAGTACCACCACCAGCAGTAAGAATTGACATTACATAATCTTTTTCAGTATGTGTCACAAAAGTTTCGTTTGTACTCGCATTAAATGTAACAATACCAGAAGCATTAGTTGTACCAATAAACTGTCTACGAACAGTATATTGTGTATCAGTTGCCCCAGAATTATTAGTGGTTAAAAGAGTTTTAACAACTGATTTTGGAAGTTTTTCTAACGCATTATTTTTCTCAGGATCAACAAGTCTTGGAATTAATGAATTTTCCATAATAATTCCACCAGAAGGATCATCGTCACCTACATCCTGAGTAAAAGTATTATTTGCATTAGCACCACCAGCATCTGTTCCGTCTAATGTCAGATTATTAATAATATTTGCTCTTCGCTGCGGGGTTTCTTGAATTAAATCTGCCGTGAAATTTTGTGCAGCAGCGGAGGCATCTACCATAACCATAGAACGAACTTGTTCAAAAGTCCTTGTATCATCAGCATTAGAACCACCAACAGAAGCCAATGTCAAATCAGTATTGCTCGAATCTTCTACAATTGAACTAGTTTCAGCAGAATCAGAAGCTTCAAATTTTTCTCCGTTAGAAAATCTACCAGAAGTTTTAATTACAGTTATTTTTGTTCCAGATGTAGTAGCAATATTATTTACAACATAACCTGTAGCACCAGAATCAACACCAGTTATTTTTATACCACCAGTTGCAAAATTAGCAATCAAAGTTGGACTTGGCGTACCACTAAGAGTAAGAGTAGTAAACATTTTGATATCAAAAAGATAAATCTTATATCTTGCATCATCAGTACCTATAGTACCAGAGTCATAATCTATAGCTCTGGCCCTACATTGGCCAATGGGTTCGGGTGAAAGTCCACCAGAAATAGGAACCGCACCATCAGTAGTTATAAAATGATCATACAAACTTATAGTTTTGTATGCGGTTGTCTCACCAGATATTGCAGTTATATCTGGTGTACCGTAAACATTATTAATAACTGTGTAATTTCCTAATTCAAATGTTGTAATACCAGCATTAACATTTTCTACATCTCTTGATTTATTAATGTCTTTAAATGTTGGGGCTATTTTTTCAATCTCATAACCCTTAACTAAAGCTTTACCAGTTGATATCTGACATGCTAACAATGCATTACTAGAAATATTTCCATCATCTGTCGTTGCACCAGAAGTATATACACCAACATTTTTATTTAATGTTGTACTTTCCTTCATTACAATTTGAAATGGTCGAACAGTATAATCTCCAGACTCGTCATAAGTCCTTCTAGCAAGAGTTTCTTCTAAAATACTATATTCAGAATTACGAGTTATAGATTGTATAACGCTGTTATTAAATGCAGTTAATTCAATAAAATTACTATCTGCTGTAGCACCATAATCTAATTTTTTTAATGCCAAAGAAATCTGTAAACGATGAGCACCCTTAGCAGCATAATTTGTTGAACCTGTAGCATTATCCAAAAGACTTGATTGATCTTCTGGTGTAACCAAAGTTTCAGTAACCGCAAACCCACAACGAAAACTTTGACTTGGATCATATTTGCTAATAACTATTCTTTCTTCTGAACATTCTACAAAATGACCACGAATAAAATAAACACCAGCTTGAACATCAACAGCAACACCGGCCCCAGCTGCGGGTCCAGTAGAACTCCTATATTGTGCCAAAGTTACGGTACTATCTGTAACACTAAATGAAGAAGTATATGTTGTTGCAGAAGCAATACTAGTATCGTATGATGTAGTATGTGTTATACCAGCATTTGCAGATATATTTTCTCCATCTAGGAAAGCCTTTTCTTCTCCATCAGTACCAGTTTTAATATATTTTAAAAATAAAGTTGGTTGATCTGTGGTTGACGCAACATCATATCCAACTACTTCAGCAGTAACACCACTTGTAGCACCTGTAATAATAACAGGAGTTGTAGCACTATAATACTGTGATGGATCAACTGTTTCAGTAGCAAATGTTGAAGCAAGTTTCAGAGAATGATAATTGGAGAAAACACTGACCGCGCCAGGTATAACTATACTACCTTCTTTGAACATATGTTCACCAAATCTTGCAATTTGGTTTTGAAGTGCAGATTGTAACTGTGTAAGCTCTCTCGCCTGAATTGCAAACCCAGGCCGAAAAAGAGATTTTACATAATTCTTAGATGAATCAAAGTCATCATAATATGGTGCTACATTAAGGTCTGTTTTTTGAACCATATTTTAAAACTCCACGATAATTTTTATATCTTCTGTCTGATCTGTTGCCCGACTGATAGGTTTTCTATTTTCCTGATAAACTATATTACCGCTATCAGGTTGTAGTTCTGGATTTGCATACCCATTCGAAAATGTGATAGTATTGGAATTTGCAAGAGTTACAGCGGTATCGGCCGTTGCATCAGGTGTTCCAGCTGCAGATGAACTTGCTCCTGTTACTGCATTAACACCAGAGAAGGCAACATAAGCACCAGTTGTACTATTGGTTCCGTAATCACCATATCTTTCCTGATGATAATAAAGAATTGAAAGTGTACTGTCCCACTCTATTACTTTACCTATCGCACCAGTAGATGCTTGAGATATTTTTTCATCAGCAGTAAATGTTCCAGATACAGAAGTTAGCTTTAATGCATAAGTCTGACGATACGTTGTTGACGATGCAACTGTTGAAGTACCATAAGTTGTTGGATCAGTAATAATAGCAATGTTTCTAAAGTCGTTTCCAGCAAGAACATCATCAGCCTCTGCACCAGTAAGTGTAGCTCTCAGCATAACATAATGTCCACCCAACTCATTAACTGCATCGTTTCCATGGCCCTCTTTAGGACTAATTACAACAGCTACTGCGCCGCCGGTTCCACTTCCCATAGAAGAAACGCTTGAAAGGTCTGAATCTGAGAAGGTATAACTTGAACCAAGATTAACAGTTCCGTATGTGTATGCAGCACCAGCAGAATTAATTGTAGTATCCGTACCAGCAGTCAAACCAAAAGAAACAATTGCCCCACCACTTACAGTAATTCTTACAACTGCACCAGATGATGTACCTTGACTAGTTCCATCTCCGTATACTGCTGCATAATATGTTCCATTTGTATAACTAGAACCAGCAGTAACAACCAGACTTTCAATTGCACCATCCGTTGCAGCTGCACTTACGGTACTGTCTGTCGTAACAGGCATGAAATCTGCCGTAAGAAACTTATTTGAATCAGATGCACTAATTGTATACATGTATTTGAGTGTATACCCACCAAGTTCAAATGTTGAAGTTGATGTGGAAGTAGGCTCTGAACCAGAATATGCTGTTCCAGCATTATTGTCTATGACTTTATAAACCCTGTTATCAGAGGTTCTAAAATAAAATGTAGAATCATATATATTTGACGCACCTGATGTCGTAGTATTAGAAGAACTTACATTATGTTCATACATATCATATGTCGTACTGTTTGCCCAATCTCTACGGGGAATCGCATAATTAATTTCAGTAGAAGCAATCTTTTTTGATGCAATCGTTTGATCCCATGTATAGAATTCCGTAGCAACGTCATCAGCTGGAGTAGGTGGTGAATCATCTGAACCACCAGAAGTTCCTGATGTAAAAGGAACAGATTTTCCAATCATTAGATAATAGACATTTGCTGACGCTTCGCTAAATGACTCGTAGAATTGAGTCGCATTGTGTTTTCTAAATTTCTCTGTTATGATTGCTGCCATTATTCGATTCCTCTAATATGTATTAGTATTTATACACCTCAACTGACTATGCGCTATGATTGCTTCGTCTCGTTCTATTTATTCCTTGTAAGTTAAGTCTGGACATAATCAGAGTTCAGTGACCAAGTTCCATCATAGAAATATTTATTTCCGTTCCAATCAGCTGGCACATCTTCAACACCAGTATGAATAACAACATCCGCAAATGTTAAGTCACCAATATTGAAATCTTTCTTTCCACGAACTTCAATCATACCGTTGCCAGAAATAGTGAGCACACCGTTGGTCGTTTTCGCTTTGAGAACGTCTGTTAGAACTGTTGATGTCATGATCCAGGCGCCACTGGCCAAGTTATGTTAGTGGGATCATCAATGTTGGCAGGGAGATCGCGCAAGGCTTGTCTGTAGACCGTCATATCAGATGACATAGTAACATCGCTTAAAGCATAAAAATCAGTGCCGCCTAGTAGTTCATTACGCAACTGACGCATATTCTGCCACGATTCCACATCACGAAGTGTTAGTTCATCAGTTGTCATGCTTCTAACTCGATGAACTATTTGTACGTCATCTTCATTTATAATAACTTGATCAGAATCAAGTACTTCATCAGAATCAGGAGTAACATTTGTTTCTGTTAATGGAAGCCATCCAAGAGATTTTAAATAAGCATTATCGTCCTTTGATAAATTAAGACCACTGATATTTCTCCAAGATGTAGGTAACTCTCCTTGGAAATCTATACTTCCATTTTCTACATGTGCATACATTATTTATTTTCCTTTTATGCTGCTATTTTTATTTCATGAAAATTTTGTAATTTTTCTTTAATGTTCTTAAAGGGTGCTTCCCAGTTCTCAAATTTTTCCTGCCGAAATAAAGTGACGCTATCATAGTATGATGTTTTCTTTCCCGGCAATGCCCACAAATAGTATGGCAAGATAGGAATAACTATCCAAGTCTCTACTCCCATAGCTGCCGCTAAATGTGCTACGCTTGTACACGATGAAATAACCAATTCACATTCGCTAATAGACTTTCTTGTATCTTCCCATGTATCCAGTTTAGCAGTCGGCATCCAATGTGGACGCAAATCAGCCCCATCATCTTTTTGTAGAGAGATACAATTAAAGTCACGCACTACATCAAACATTAAATTCGCCGGAAATAATCTATGTTGTTCATGGGCAAATTTAGGATTACCAGACCACCGAATGCCAATTCGACCCTTTACAGGATTTGCAACACGATCAATATACGGCTCACCATTAAGCATTTCATATGTATAACCTAATGGACGAATAGCAGACATGCTGGGAACCCAATAATCATGGTATGCTCCAAGAACCGCGTTATGTTCAATTACTGGAAATTTCTCAGCAAACATGGATGCCAACTCAGGACTACAAGAAACTATAACTTTATTATTTTTAGCGGCAATATATTCAGCAAACCGATACCCATGTATCTGATCCCCAAGGCCTCCTTCTAAATTCAACAAGACGGAACTATCTGGCTGGCCATCCCATATGGGCCGGGCAGAACCAATGTTACCGTTACCAAATACATTTATGTTTCGACCTTCATCCAAACTCTCGTGACCCTTTTGAAGATCACCACTGTATAATGAAAACCAACCAGAGTTAAAACGCACCCTTGAACAATCGGGACGTTCCAATAAAAGCTTATCATTCATAGCCTTTGCTTGTTTTATCTCGCCCCTCAATCCAGCTTCTAATTGGTAGTCCAACGCATCTTTTTCTTTAGAAGGGTCTAGCGACATTTGGCGCTGTTTATTCCAGAACCCACCGCCGCTGAAAAAATTAAATAATTCTTCCCCCAAAACTTCTTTAGCTGATAAGGCACCACTAAAACTAACAATCGGTCGCAAATCATGTAAACCCTTATCCTCCCATTCATTATTATTTTCTTGGGTATTCTGTATGTTATTAAAATCAAAATCATTGAATCTGGGCGCACCTATAAAATCTGCAATACGATGTAATTGATCTAACGTATCAGTTATCAAATCATCATATTCTATAAGTAACATTGAATCTGGATACGCCTCATATCCCTTGCTCATTATCTCATGGATTATCATAACTTGCCGAATTATTGGATCGTTATAACAAAAAGTCTTCACATTTTTAGGTTTAAGCAAGCGCACATAAGAAGCTACACACTCCACTATAGGCCTAACTGTGGTAACTATCTTTATATCACCTTGAAGTTCCATCATCAATTCTATAAGTTCAGAATCAGGCCAATATCGCCCTTTATCAAAAATAAATTCCTCCGGCCGGTCACGATAATGAGCAATAACCGTACCGTGCAAAATATCCTTAACTTTTCTAATCTCTCTATCATTAGAATAGTCATTAGAATAGTTCTGTCCAAATGTCCTTGCTGACGATGAGATAACTTCTCCCAAAGAAGAAGTCGGACTTACAAAGGTATCAGTACGCTGATTTAATAGAGAAGATAACAGTGTTGAGCCGGAACGTGGTATTGACGCAAGAATGTGAAGAGGTCGAGTCATCCTGTTCTCACTGCCATCGTGAAGTCGGTGCCCGCATCAATTTTGGACCAATCAGTTTTATCGCCAACCTGTTGTGGTGTGTTATATCCTGTGGTGTTGCCGAGTCCCAACTGGCCAGATCCAGAATCGCCCCACATATATAATGTTCCACTTGTAGTAACTACACCCCCATGATTGCTTCCAACACCGCCAGCCCGGAAATCCGCAGATACCGTCAAACTTCCACTGACTAAAACGGGAGAAGAATACGACGTACTGTTGCCAACCCCTAGTCGGTTGCCGCCCTGGCCCCATGAGTAAAGGGTTCCGTCAGTTCTTCTAGCAAAAGTCCACCAATATCCAAAGCAAACCCAAGTCCATTGAGCGCTACCGATTTGTGAGTAAGTGTTTATATAATGGGCGCCCCCCGAGCCGGAGGTGCCTTGCCCCATTCCAAAGAGTTCATATCCGGCAGAATATATGGTATTATCAGTTTTGACTTGATAGTTGTTATACTGATTGACACCATTTGACCCTCTCACGCCATTCGCATACCCCGTACCAATTTGGACTGGAGATAAAAAAGCGCCGGTCGTCCCGCCGCCGTGTGCGCCGACATGTCCAAACCCCCATGAATAAAGGGTGGTGCCTTTAAAACCTGAGATAACTCGGCCAGCAGTCATTACAGTAGTCCAATCTGTATCACTACCAATCTGAATTGGACTTGAATAATCCGTAGATGCACCGTTGTCCGTGAATCCATTATATCCATGTCCACACGCCCATACCGTACCATCTGTTTTTCTGGCGACCCAAGCTTTGGTGCCAAATGACACAGAGGCCCAATTAGTAAGACTACCAACTTGTGTGTATGTAGACAAATTAGTAGTATTACCATGACCTAATTGTCCTTTGTCATTCAGACCGCTGGTCCATAACGTACCATCAGCCTTAATAAACGCGGAAGAGTCCGATCCACCAGAAAAATCCGTTGGTACACTGGCGTATACTTGTATGGGACTAGTTCTATTGGTAGTAGTACCGTCCCCTAGTTGACCAAGGCCGTTATGCCCCCAGACGAAAAGGCCAGCATCGCTTTCGGTCCCAGCAGCTCCCATCATTCCTCTTTTAATACTAGGCATTATGCACTCGCCGCACTGCTGACCATACCATGCCAGATTGTGCCACCATCTGTGGTTATAAAAACCAAAATGTCTAAGCCACTAGTAGTTAAAGTTGGCGCAGTTCCCCCAGCCCAATCTACAGTGCCGGGCCAATTCACGGTTTGTGATCCTCCATTTGTCAGGAAAAGAGTAAATCCGCATAATTCATCACTTGCTGTTGGGTTGGAAAACGTAAAAGTATTAGTAGATGTATCGACTGTAGCTACAACATTATTGCCTAAAGTTAAATCAATATCTTGAGTACCACCTCCTGTACCACCGATAGCGTTAGTAACTTCACCATAATCTATAAGATTAACTCGACCTAGTTGATTATCAGCACCAGCAACAGCACCCCCTAACGTCAAAGCACCAGCAAGGACAACACCTGTTGCGCCAGTAGGAATCGTAATAACATCAGCATCAGCATCATTTTTGATAGTTACATCATTGGTTGATCCCTGACCTGTTAATATAAGGCCTTCACCAGCAGTATAACCCATTGCGGCGTTGTCACCAGCAGCAGTATCACCAGCTGCGTTAACAGTAGCGTCAGTGAAAATATCTTTAACTGCGCCAATACCACCATCTGTTTGTAATGAACCAGTTGTGCCGCTGGTACTATCTGTTGCATCATCTGTGCGAATAACACCTTTAAATGTAACACCAGTAGTACCTGTG